ATGCTGCAGTAGATGCAACAAAGGCTGCAACTTCTGCTCAAGAGGCTGCAGATAAAGCTGCTCTTGCTTCCGCTGAGGCTGCTAAGGCTGCACAAGATGCACTTGCTGCAGTTAACAATCTTGCTCTTGAAGTCGTAAAGATTACAAAGCAAATTGCTGCAATGCAAAAGACAATCAATGCAATTGCAAAAAAGCTAAAGTAAGCAACTTATAAAACTGGGGGCAGGGAAACTTGCCCCCTTTTTTATTACATAAAACTAAATAATGATATAATTAGGCAGGTAGCCCTTATGAAATCTATTCGTAAGTTATTTAGAATATTAATTGTTTCGGGGCTAGTAATAACAACTTCATTTTTTGGTATATATGCAGCAGATGCTAATGCACAATTAGATAGAATACAATCACAATTAGCAGGCCTGGACCCAGTAACAGATGATATTAAGTCGGCCATATCAAATATTCAAAGCGCAATAAACAAATCAAATAATTTAAAAAATCAATTAGATTCTGCTATTGAGACTGATAAGAAAAACAAGGAACTATTAGCAAAGTCAGAAAAAGAGCTTGAGCAATCAAAAGCAGAATTAGAATTATCTACATCAGAACTTGAAGAGGCTAAATCAACTCTTGAAGAAGCATTAACAAAATACAATGAAAAAGAAGCGGAATTAAAAGAAAAACTTGATCTAATAGAGTCAATAAAGTCTACTCTAGTATCTGAAAAAGAAAAATTAGATGCTAAAAAGGCTGAAATAGTCGTAGTTATAGAGCAGATCAAAAATAAACAAGAGCTCATATCTGGAACAAAATCTGCCATAACAAGTCTTGAATCTTCTATATCCGCCTTAGATGGATCAATAAATAGCCAGTCTACAGTAGTAAATAATATTAAGTCAGAGGTTGATTCTTTAAATACATCCATATCGTCTCTGACTACTGCAATAACAAACCAACAGTCTGTTGTTTCTACCGCACAATCAGAATATAATGTTACACAGTCAGCATTAACTTCTGCAACAAACGCAGTTAATAATCAGGAAACCGTTGTTGCTACTGCTCTTACAAATAAAACCAATGCAGAAAATGCAGTCAATAATGCTGGATCAGCAGGACTTCAATATACTGTATATGAATTATTAAGAGATGGTTATGTTAATGGACAGCACGTAGCAGTGCCTGGTTCTGTAATATGTACTGGCGTTTGGAATTCTGGCTCTATGAATCTTCCAGTATGTGGTAATAGATACTATGATGTTATTGTTAAATTTACTGGAAAAATTACTGTGCCATCACATTGGACTTCTACTAAGTTTGCAGGATATACAGATGACGGGTTTAGAATGTATGTGAACGGAAACCTTGCAGTAAATAATTGGGTAGAGCAAGGAACAACATGGAGCGCTTATTCTCCCATATATGATGTAAGTGTGAACAAAACTTTAAATGTAGAAATTTGGTGGTATAACGGAGGAGGGCCAGGAAGTTATTTGCTTGGATGGGCAATTCCTGGAGGATTTACTACAGCAGGATGTGACTATACTGGAGGCTGGGGTGTAGCATTTAGCTGTAATTTAAATACATTCTCACATGGAGCAGCGCCAACACAGGAGCAATTAGATGCTAGGGATACAGCAACTGCATTGTATAATGCTGAAAATGCTACATTGCAATCATACATTCAGACAAAGTCGGTAGCACAATCAAATCATGACACCAAGACTACCACTTTAAATTCTGCTAATTCAACGTTAGCTTCTTTAATATCTCAAAAAAATAGTGCACAATCTAGCTTATCTTCAGCCTCATCTAATCTTGAAAAAGAGCAAGGAACGTTAGATAAATTATTAGCAGATAGTAATGCTTTAAAAAATAGCTTGACGGAAAAACAAAACGAATTAGCCAAACAAGAGGCAGATCTTGCAGCGCTAGAATCTAATAAAACTACTTTAGAATCAGAACAATCTAGCATAGAATCAGAAATATCTAATAAAGAAACAGAGTTGTCTACGGAGGAATCAAATTCACAAAACTTGACGGAAGAAAAATCTTCCCTGTATTCTGAATATCAAACAAAAGAAACTGAAAAAGCAACGGCAGAATCTAAATTAGAATCATCTAAATCTAGAGTAGAAAAAGCAGAAACAGATTTTGCAAATAAAACAACTGAATCTGAAAATTCAGAGAAAAAAATAGAAGATATAGAGGCAGGAAAAGAATCAGTAGAAGATGAAATATCAGACCTGTCTTCATCAACACAAGATCTTATTGCTAAAACTAAAGAAGAGCAAAGGCTTGCAAAAATAGAAGAGACTAAGGAAGAAGCTAGAGAAGCAGCAGAATCTGGCGGGGTAATTACAGAAGAACAAAAAGAACTTATAGTAAATGCATTATTTGAAAATGCTGGCGGAGAACCAATAACAGCAGAGGCAATAGCAGAGTCTGGTATAGATTATGAAGATTTGCCACCCGACACCCCAGTTGAATTAGAAAATGGTGTAGTTTTGACTGCTGAAGTTGCAGATGCTCTTGAAGTTTTTGAAGATGTAGGTGAATTATTTTCTGAGGTATTTTCTGATCCAGGCAAAGTCTTAATGGCATTTGCAAATGTTGGAGCAGATATGTCTCCAGAAGTTAGAGAAAAGGCTGAAGATATAGTTGTTGTGACTGTTGTTGTTGGTCAAATGGTCGTAGCAGCAGCAGCCGCAAGGAGGTAAAAATGAAATGGATTAAAGATAGGGTTTTGGCTATTCTCAATGAGAATTTCACATTCCTTGGATTTTTTGTGGCATGGGTAGTGCTAGAGGGTAGCGCAAAAACCGTAGTTGGATATGTAACCCTCTTTTCTCTTGCCCTTTGGTTCCTAACCATAGGCGTACGAGCCAGGGCAGAAGAAGATCAAGAATAATGCTATAATGAGGGATATGAAGCTTCGAAAAATACTATTGTCTTTAGCTATTGTATTTTCTCTTGCTGGATGTGGGTATGATGGACATTTTAGATATCCATGTCAAGATCCTGCTAACTGGGAATCAGAAGATTGTAAGCCACCAATTTGTGTAGTAAATGGAGCTTGCCCAGCAGACTTAGTTGGAGAGAATGTAATTAATGGTACAATAGAAGAAGACCTAGTGGAGGAAGTAATAACAAATGAGTAAACAGAGATATACATCATCAGAATTAGATGCAAGGTTAAAGTTTGCATTAGGAATAATGCTTGGAGTTATTCTTCTATCAACAACACTAGGAATTTTATATGCCCTCGTTTTTGTATCACAACCAGTAACTGCACAGTCTGAAAATGATAAGATGTTTTTTAATGTTCTTGGCAGTGTTGCTACATTTATTACTGGTACGCTTGCTGGATTACTTATTGGAAAAAGCGGTGCACAAGAAATGAAAGAGGCAATGGAAACTAATCCAGTATTTCCATCTCAAGAAGCATTAGCAGAAGAAGCAAACTTAGAATTTGAAGCACCATCTGGTAAGCCAGAAGGAGAAATGCCAGAAGAAACAGAAGTAGATGAAGATTGGGATAAGGACTAATTATGGCAGAAATGGGAACAGCTGAAAAACTTATTGAAGTTGCTAAAGGTGAGCTTGGTGTAATTGAAGGACCAAAAGATAATGAAACTAAATATGGCAAGTTTACCAAGGCAAACTTTCAACCTTGGTGTGGCTCATTTGTTATGTGGTGCGCTGATCAGGCAGGCGTAAAAGTTCCTAATACTGTATATACGCCTTCTGGAGCAGCAGCATTTAAAAAAGCTGGTAAGTGGATTGATGCACAAATAGCAGATCCAGAGGCAGGAGATATTGCATATTTTGATTTTCCTGCTGATGGCGTAGATCGTATCTCACATGTTGGTATTGTTATTAAAGACAACGAAGATGGCACTGTTTGGTGCATTGAGGGAAATACGACTAATCGCAAGGGTGGAAGTCAACGCAACGGTGGCGAAGTATGCAAGCAGCTAAGAGCATATAAGAAGAATAAGAAGGGCGTTCAGGTCTCCATAGTAGGATTTGGTCGACCTAAGTTCAAAGGTGCCTCAGAAGCCCCCAAGAAGGCTGAATCTAAGGCTGAAGAGCCAAAGTCATGCCCTACATGCGGACAAACCATTAAGTAATACTTGACACATTTTTAAGCCTCTGGTATACTAAAAGAGTCCGAAAGGGTTGGCATGACCTGCATAGCAGCAATAATAAAAGACGGTAAATCTTATATGGCTGGAGAACGAGCAGCCACTGATGACCACATGATGTCTAGATTAAATAATCCTAAGATATGGGAAGTTGGAGAATATCTTATGGGGTTTTGTGGAACATTTGAAGGTCAAATCATACAGGCAAACTTTATTCCGCCAAAAGTAGAAGGCAACCTGGATAAATTTATGCGTGGTAAATTTATTAAAGCAATCAATGAATTCTATAAAGAATATGATATTCCAGGAGAAAAAGAATCAGAACTAACTTTGCTCATCTGTATTAGAGGTAGGATGTATGAGCACGAAGCAGCAACGCTATCAATGATCTCCTATGACATGAACTATCATGCTATAGGATCTGGATCAGCCTACGCAATGGGTTCTTTACATGCCACCCAAAACTATAAGGATCCAAAGCGTAGGTTGACTCAGGCACTAGATGCTGCAATTAATTATAGCCCTAACTGCCTATACCCTATTGACATACTTACAAAGTAGGAGTAGAATAATACTATGACTATTGACTTTAATGAAGAGTTTGATAAAGATATTGATTATAAAGAATTTGATATTTGGTTACAAAATGGAATAGATCGTGGATGGATTACAATGCCATTTTGCTCTACACATGAAGGCGATCCGTACATGAGTGAAGAAGAAGCACAAGAATGGGAAGACGGCGGAGATCCATGCTGTTTTGTCAGTAAATTTATTGGTCTGTAGCTCAGTCGGCAGAGCGGGAAGCTGTTAACTTCTAGGTCGTAGGTTCGAATCCTACCAGACCAGCTAACATACAAAAGTATGTTTATTAAGGAGAAAAATGGAAATCGTAGAAATTGTAGGAAAGTTGCTATTTAGTTATCTTTTCATTACATCTGGCATTTCTCACTTCAGATATTTTGATGAGACTGCTGCATACGCAAGAGCTAAGAAGTTGCTATTTGCTGATCTTAATGTTATGATTAGTGGTGCTTTCCTAGTTGTTGCCCCAGTTCTTTTTGTATTGGGTTTCTTTGAAACAATTGTATTGATACTTATGTCTCTATTCTTGTTTCTTACAGCTATTTTGTTTCATGACTACTGGAATCAAACAGATATGCAAACAAAAATGAACGAAGAGCTTGCATTTAAGAAGGACATTTCTCTTCTTGGTGCTGCGTTAATTATAATTGCCTTGATTTAATAAGGTTGGTCCGTTAGCTCAGTTGGTTAGAGCGCTACCCTGTCACGGTAGAGGTCATGGATTCAAGTTCCATACGGATCGCCAAGGCACTATCGTCTATCGGTCAGGACATCGCCCTTTCACGGCGGAAAGACGGGTTCGATTCCCGTTAGTGCTACGCTCCTATAGCCCAGCGGTAGAGGCAATCGACTTAAAATCGATCAAGCGTTGGTTCGAATCCAACTAGGAGTACGAAGTCCCTATAGCTCAGTTGGTAGAGCAACAGACTTTTAATCTGTGGGTCGTAGGATCGATACCTACTGGGGACACGCCTCCCTAGCTCAGTGGTAGAGCATCCGCCTTGTAAGCGGAAGGTCGTCAGTTCAATCCTGACGGGGGGCTCGGAATAAAATGCGACTATTGCATAGTGGTAGTGCGTAACCTTGCCAAGGTTAATGTGTGAGTTCGATTCTCACTAGTCGCTCTGGTATAATATATATGTACCTGCCAATAGGGGGTATAAATTAACTCGCTGAAAAGGAGAAAAAAATGGTTACAACATATGCATGGGATCTATTTAAGGATCCCTTTTTTATTGGATTCAATCGTGAAATGGAAAGATTGTCCAATGTTCAGTTAGCATCACGCAATACAAACTATCCACCTTATGACTTGATTAAGTTGGATGATGATAAGTATAACTTATCTCTTGCTGTTGCTGGATTCTCTAAAGATGATATTGAGGTTTCTGTAGATAATGGAACCTTGGTTATTAGAGGAGAGATTGCTGAAGTAGCAGATGCTGAAGTAGTTCACAAGGGTATTGCAAGTAGAAAGTTTACTCGCACATTTGCACTTGGAGAATATATGGAAGTGACTGGTGCCAAGATGGAAAATGGCATGCTACATATTGACATTGATCGCATTATTCCAGAAGAGAAGAAGCCAAAGTCAATTAAAATTAAGTAGTATAATATAGATAGGCTCCACACAGGATCTTAGGATGGACTAGTTACCCATTTAAAGTCGTGGCGTTAGTGCTTAGAATATCACTGTGTGGAGCTCTAAAAAGTTGTATAATACTATTATCTATGACTAATAAAGAACTAGAACATAGACAAAGAAAAGAATATAGGGACAGAATTCGTAGAATCAAAGAGTCCTTTGGATGTCACGACTGTGGAGAAAAAAATCATATAGTTCTAGATTTTGATCATATTAGAGATAAAAAACATAATGTATCAAGAATGGTTCATGATGGGTTCTCATGGAGACAAATAAAGAGAGAGATAGAAAAATGTCAAATAGTATGTGCAAATTGCCACAGAATACGTACGTATGCAAGATTGACAGAGAAAACAGCATAGGATATAATTAAGATATGCCAACATACGATTACAAGTGTCAAAAGTGTGGATCAACAATAGAGTACCGTCGTGGATTTGGTGAAGACCGTGAGCCAGTATGTTGTCAACAAACTATGATTCGCTTGTGGTCTACTCCAGGAGTAATATTTAACGGTAATGGTTTTTATTCAACCGACAACAGAAAGTAGAAAGATGCATCCCAGTATGATTAAAGAACAAGAACAGCCTAAAGAATATGTCCTGACATTAGCTGACAGATGTGATAGGTGTGGATCCCAAGCTTTGGTTATGGTTAAAGGCGTATCAGGAGAGCTAATGTTTTGTGGGCATCATTTTAATAAAGTTATGAATGATCCAGTTGGATATGAAAAAATGATGGCATATGCATTTGAAATTGTAGATGAAAGAGATAAGATTAAAGAGAATAGACTCATTGGAGGTCATAACCAATGAGGACACTACTATACTTTACAGCTGATTGGTGTCGTCCTTGCAAACAAATGAGACCAATTATCGAAAAGATGTATCAGGATAATCCAGATTTTAATTTAGAAATTATTGATGTAGATAAAGAAATCAAAAAGCGTGAAGAATTTTCGCTTTTATCTGTTCCAACCTTTGTCTTGTTGCAAGATAATGCTGAAATTAAAAGAACAAGTGGTGCAAAAACAGAAGAGTTTATGAAGGATTTTATTTATGGATGAGCTAAATATTGAACAGCTTATTTTAGATGGCATACTTGAGGTAGCTGGAATAGATTCTGAAAGTGGTGAGATGCTATATAATTTTACACCAGATCTTCAAGAAAAAATACCAGCACTATATAAAGCCCATACTGAGTGGGTTCATCAAGAAATAATGTTTTTTTGGGAGCATGGGTTTTTAAATATGAATAATATTTTTACTAATAACCCAACAGTACATTTATCTGCCAAAGCCTTTGACGATGAAGCATTATCAAAGCTAGATCCCGATAAAAGGTTCGCTTTAGAGCAAATTAAGCATATACTAAAGATGATATAATAAGTATATGCCTTATCATGTTGGTGCCAAGGGATCATACGGTTGTGATGGATACCCTGCAGTAAAAGAAGATGGAACCGTTATGGGTTGCCACAAAACTAGAGGTGCTGCTGCACGTCAAATTTATGCTATTAATGTAAGTGAGGGTAATATTGGAAAAGCCATGATAAAAGAAGGCGATATGGTCATGGCACCAAATGATGACGAAGTTTATGTTGGTCGTGTAGTTCATGTAATGACTGATGGTATGCTTGGAATGCCTGGATCAGAATATGCACTTTCTGCATCTCCAGAAGATCCAGCAGTATTGATTCAGCTCTTTGAAATGGAAGAGGGCGGATTAGAAGAAACAGAATATTTTATTGGCAAGAAAGCATCTGAAGTTATGGCTATGCCATCTCTTGAAGCAAATGAGGGTATGGATAAGTCTATGGACAATGGATCTTATGACATGGATGAAGAAGATGATGAAGAAGAAGACGACGAAGAAGATGACATGTCTAAAGAATATCAAGGCTGTGGCTGTCCAACATGTAAGGAATTAAATGTAAGCTGTGAAAATTGCCCTGTATGTCAAGCTGGTGCTATGAAATCAGACTGCTGTGGTAATGTTGCAAAAAAGTCTCCATGCTGGGATGGATATGTGCAGCAAGGTATGAAAGAAAAAGATGGACAAATGGTTCCAAATTGCGTACCTGCACAAAAAGCAGAAAAACCAAATTATGATGAAATGATTCAACCACGTCGTGGTGGATCTACTCCATCAAATCCAAGACTTTACGCAAAAATTGTTCAAGAAGCAAAGGATAGATTTGATGTTTATCCATCAGCAGTTGCTAATGGATGGGTAGTACAAGAATATAAGCGTCGTGGTGGAACATATAAGGGAGAAGATATGGACAAGAGAGACTATTCAACAGAATCCCGTCGAAGGATGGCATCAGAAGGTATGGCAATGCCAGATGGTTCATTCCCAATAGGAAATCGTGCTGATTTGATGAATGCGATTCGATCAGTTGGTCGTGCATCAAACTACGATGCTGCAAGAGCACATATCATTCGTCGTGCAAGAGCATTGAATGCAATGGATATGCTTCCAGAAGATTGGAAGAATAAGGCTACGAAGGGTGCTACACCTTGGAGTGGATCAATTTTTGATCTTAATCCATTTGTAAAATAATATGAGTAGATCACATATCGTACAGCCATCAGATATTCATAAGGCAGAAACTTATGCTCCAAATGAGGGTATGAAGGCTGCAGCAAGACGAGCATTAAAGTGGAAAGAGCAGGGAAAAGCAACTGGAGCTGGTACTCCTGTTGGTTGGGGTCGTGCAACTGATATTGTTGCTGGCAGAGGTATGTCACTTGATACAGTAAAACGTATGTATTCATTCTTTTCTCGTCATGAGGTAGATAAAAAAGGTAAAGATTTTTATAACACATCAAATCCATCTAATGGTCGTATTATGTGGGATGCTTGGGGCGGAGATGCAGGTTTTACATGGTCACGCCGAATAGTTGAGTCAGAGAAAAGAAAAACAGAGAAGCTTTGGGAGAATATTCCGTTTAAAAATAATAAGAGGTGGTAACTTGGAAACATTTATCATCGGCTGCTTGACAACTATTGTCGCTATTGGTATACTAAATAAGTCTAAAAACAAAAATAGAAAAAGGCATATATTTATGAGGCAGAGTACCTTTTATAAGGTAATAAAATCTGTTTCGCCAGATACTATTAAGTTAATGACAACAAGAAAAACGCAGTCACAAGTTCATAGAAGTAAAAATGTTGTAAGGGTTTTACAAACTTCAGACAATAAGGCATACTGGGTAAAAGATAATATCTTTTATTATGCTGATGTTGTAAATGGAGAGTTTGATCCTACGGCTGGTATCCCTATAGATACCACTGATATATCTAAAAATGATCTTGACAAACTGCTTCTAATACTGGATAATTTAAAGAACGGATAATAAAATGCACGTCGCAGTTCAAGGAACTAATAGTTTCGATGACTACACTGTTTTTTTAAGAGCAATGGGAGTTGCTATGTCTGGAATGAAGAATGATGATAAAGATTTCTTTGTTTATTCTATAGGTCCAGCAAAAGTTAATGGTTTTGTTGCTGAATTCTGTAATCTCTCAGAAAGAGGGATGAAGGGTCGTGGCAAGAAAATTAAATACTATAAGGTACCTGCACAGTGGGTTGAAGAAAATATTGCATCCTTTGACTACTTTGCATTTCTTAGCAAACCAAACGAAGGTGGATCAAAGTTGCTTGGTATTGCAGAACTTAATAATGTCGAAGTCGGCATTTTCCGTTACTAACAAAAGGAAAAATATGTTAATTAGTAATTTAGATCAAATGGAATCAATCGTGTCACAGAATAAATCCCTATCATGGGATGGTTGGAATGTAGTTGAGCTGACAAAATCTGATTCAGCGGTATATAAGAATACTGGTACATTTATTAATGGCTCTTGGTATTTTAAAAACACATTCAGCCCAAACCGTGATGGCTGGAGAATCCCTAAAAAGTATGTGAGGTAGTCATGAAGCGTCATCTTTGGAAAGACGATTCTGCATGCATTGAGTTTGATACAAACCTATTCTTTGATAAATACGAAGAAGATGAGTCTATTCGTAATGGTATAGATGCAGTTTGTCAAAATTGTCCTGTAAGACGAACATGTTTTGCTGTAGGAATATCTGGCAAAGAGTGGGGTGTTTGGGGCGGCATATATTTAGAATCTGGTGAGATTTCTAGAGAGTTTAATAAACATAAGTCTAAGTTAGACTGGGGTAATACCTGGCAGTCTCTTACTACGGAAAAATAATGTATACTCCAGAAATGCGTAGAGCTTTTCATTCTGTATTGCCACCCAAAAACTTTTATGTGGATTTGATTGATAACGAGTTCTTTGTTACAATTAGAATAGATGAAAAGCTCATGTTTAGCTTACCACATGACGATAAGCTGGCTGCATTTGAGTATGTGTTAAAAGTAAAGAAGGCTTTAGAGGCAGAGGGTGCAATTGTGCATGTAGTGAGAAAGGCATTAGATAAATAATGCAAACATTTTTACCATATACTAATACTGCTTACGCTGCTCGTGCATTAGATAACAAAAGATTAAATAAACAAATTCTTGAATGCTATCAGATTCTTAATGTTCTGTCTGGCAGATCTAAGGGCAATGGATGGAAAAATCATCCAGCAGTCTTGATGTGGAAAGGCTATGAGCATGGGCTATGGGAGTATGTCAAAGGTATGGTATCTGAGGCATCTTTACGAGGCATTAAAACAGAAAATAATGTAAAGAATCTTAATGACTTATATGAGCAATGCCATCAAGACTGGGGCAATGAGCATCCTGCTTTTTGGCGGGATGAGAATAAGGTAATGCGTATTATTACTACTCATCGTGCTAACCTATTTAAGAAAGACCCTGTATACTATGTAAAGTACCAATACGCAGTCACTAGTCCATACAATGCTCCATGCTGTCCTGACAGAAAAGAGCCATGTAAATATTATTGGCCAACTCATGAAAGTAGATCATAATGTTTGAAATTTTAACAGTAATATTCGGAATTACTTCCTTTTCTTTATTTTTAGTTGCAAATAAACTACAAAAGGATAATGCAATTTTAGCTCAGGCTATTATTGAGCAGACTGCCAATAAGATAGCAAGCAAATTAGATGATGAAGAAGAAATAATGAAAGAAAGCTTTCTTAAGTTTGTATCTGATTCTAGAGAGTGGGCATTTGAGTATATTGAAAATGTACAAAAACAAATTAAAGATTTTATAGATGTTGCTGATAAACAGTTTTCATTTTTTGATTCTTATGGAGTGCTTTCAGAAGGCCATCTTTATTATGAAAATATGAAAACTATATCAGAAGAATACAAAAAGCTAAAAGCTTTGTTGCCAGAAGAGGATAATAAATAGTGAATATGATTAAAGATATCTCTATATGTTTTGATGATATTTTATTATTGCCACAACATTCCACAGTGTCAAGTAGACATTCTGTAGATCTTACTATGCATGGATATAGATTTCCAATTGTTGCTTCCCCGATGGATACAGTTTGCGAATTTGAAATGGCTAAAGCAATAGTAAATGAAGGTGGTATTGGAATTATCCATAGATATATGGACAGATCAGAAAGATTGTATCAAGTAGAAACTGCTGATCTTGCGTCTAGCTCTAAAGATGGAATTGGTATGGCTTTATCAGCATTAGAGTGTTATGATACAGAGCTTATTGACGATGCTATTGATGTAGGATGTAGGTGGTTTTGTATTGATACTGCTAATGGTCACGGTGAGGCTGCAATTGGAGCAGTAAGACACCTAAGAGCCTACTATCCAGGAATTAATATCATGGTAGGAAATGTTGCAACAGCGGAGGGATTTGCTAGGCTTGCCGAAGCTGGTGCTGATGCAGTTAGGGTCGGTATTGGCGGTGGTGCTACTTGTATTACCAGAATTGTATCTGGTCATGGAATGCCTACCCTACAGTCAATTATTGATTCATATGAATATAAGATAAACAATAATATTCATACATTAATTGTTGCAGATGGGGGAATCAGAACATCTGGAGATATCGTAAAAGCCTTTGCAGCAGGTGCAGACTTGGTTATGCTAGGATCTATGCTGGCAGGTACAGAAGAGGCTCCAGGAGACCTTATAGACGGTTTTAAGACCCTTCGTGGCATGGCTAGTGAAGAAGCTCAGATGGACTGGAAGGGTGAGTCTTCTGTAGTTGAGGGCGTATCAACAAAAATAAAATATAAAGGATCTGTTAAAAATATATTCAGTCAAATCAAAGGCGGTATTGGAAGCGGTTGTTCTTATTCTGGAGTAGATAAACTATCAGAATTAGCAGAAAATGCAGAGTATGCAATTGTTTCTGCTCTTAGTCTTGGGGAATCAAAACCTCATGCTATACATCACTGATGTATAATAGTTATAGAAAGAAGGTGAATAAATGGACGCAAAGATGAAGGCAATGCTAGCATCATATGGACGATCAGTTCTTGGTGCAGGTATTGCATTGTATATGGCAGGTGTAACAGATCCAAAGGATCTTTGGGCAGCTCTGGTAGCAGCTATTGCACCAGTCGCACTTCGTGCTCTTAATCCTAACGATAAGGCATTCGGTCGTGTACCAAGTGCTTCTGATGTAGAGGCAGCACTTAAGGATGTTAAGGTTCCTGCAAAGAAGGCAGCATCTAAGAAAAAGGCTGCTGATAAGAAGTAATTAGATAAAATGACTGGCACCTCGTAATGGGGTGCCTTTCTTTTTAGTTTATTTTTTGTTTCTTCCACTGAATATAAATGCCGTCATTCCATTTTTCAGAACTACCAGCAAACATATGCCTTACAGCTTTTCTTTTAAACATATTTGAATTATCATTTCCATAAATATAAATATTATTTTTAATAGCCTCTTCGCTATTATTTACATAGTCTACATTTTTTAACAAATCGACTT